GTCTAGGTCTGCAGTGCTTTTTACAAGTTTACCTGTTTTGCTGAATACACCCTTAGTGCCAACAAAAAACTTGCCATCGCTTGGATCTATACCAGCAAATATAGCAGGTGCGCCGTCCCACTTAACAGTAATATTTCCACTGTCGCCGCCATTCTCCAGCATGTCACGCACACTGTTAATATACTGCAGCGCACTCTGCGCACCTTGTTTGCCTTGAAGAAATACTAGATCTTCAATATGCTCAAGATGGGTATTTTTACCTTCAGCAGCCTCGGTGACATTTTCTTTAAGATCTGCTAATACTTTTTTAGCATGTTTGTATGCATCAGACATAGTAGGACAATTTCCATCATATCCAAGTGCAAGCAAATCTTGTTCACTTATATCAGTTACATAAGGATCATCCTCAACAGGATAATCATCCTCGATACTTTCAATACTTCTAATACCATTAGCATCAATTACTAATCCGTCTTTATATCCTACAAAAGCATGTATAAGAACTGTAGTATCTAACTCGTCACTATAGTCAAGCATTGCTTGCAGAGGAAGTCCACTGATACGACTGAGAGCAATTGCAAATATAGGACAATCGCCATACAAAAAGTCTTGTGTATTTTCTCTTATTTCTCTGAAGCGCATTTGCTTTCGTTGACTTTCCGAATACCTCGCACAAACTTACGACTGTCCTGACTACGAATACTGTTTAACAGTCGGCGTTCTAAATCACCTGCAGTCTCAGCGTCATAATGCTTGTGCATTTCATTAATAAGATTGATTGCGCTCTCTATCACGTTAGTTGCTCGACTTTCCATTACATGTTGTCTATCTCGTTCAACAATCATGCTGTTTAGTTCGTGTAGTATACTACGGGTCTGTTTACGCATGGTTTTTATCCTATCGTTTTTAGTATTTATCGGTTAAATACAACATTACAATATTGTAACTTGGAGGAGGAACAATGTCAACTATAGAAAACCCTGGGTTGCACTTCGCAACTCTGGCTAAAGTAGCCTATCTAACACAAAAAGAGAGCAAGCCTGCAGTACATGAACTTGGATATACAAAAAGTGTATTAGTAGATCACAAAGGTGCAGAGTGTTTGATTGTGGAAAACAGTGAGCGTGTTGTGCTTGCATTTAGAGGCACAGAACCTAAAGAATTTTCAGATATCAAAGCAGATCTAAAAGCGTGGAAGCGTAAGAGTAAAACTTGGGGCATGGTACATGCTGGTTTTTATGAATACCTAAATCGTATCTGGGAGCAAGTGGAAGCATACATTAATACACCTGCTCGTAAGAAAAAAGCACTTTACATTTGTGGACACAGCCTAGGTGGTGCAATGGCAGCACTAGCAGCAAGTCGTTTGCAGGATCGTGTTGTTGCTTGTTATACATATGGTCAACCTCGTGTAGGCGGTAAGATTTGGGCTACTAAATGTACGTTTGAACATCACAGATATGTAAACAACAATGACATTGTACCTCGTGTGCCACTTGCCGTCATGGGCTTCCGTCACAGAGGCGAACTACACTACATCAACTACTATGGTTATATTCGTAAGATGACACCATGGCAGATTATCAAAGATGGATGGCGTGGACGTATCCGTGCTTGGAGCAAACTAGAGTTCTTTGATGGCGGAAGAGATCACAGCATGGATTTATACGAAGCAAAGATTGCTAAGAATTAATAAGGACGATAAGCGTCCAAGTCAGGAATATAATCTTTAAGTTTTATATTCCTGGCTGAATCCATAATATCATTCCATTTAAAAAACTTTTCTACTTTTTCGGGCTCAGGAGTATATGTTTCATAATGTGACAACATACCATCAATACCTGATTTACAATCTTTACCATCACTGTAATACAATTTGGTTTCTTTTGTGCGGCGTAAACTTTCTTTAACTTCTTCAATCATTGGACTTATAAATGCACTGTGTACATCTACATAATTGTACTGAAGATAAAGAAGTTCCTCTGGAAAGTTTTTACTTGCAAATTCAAAAAATTCATGAGTACGATGTATGCCCCACACTGTAGGTACATGATTCCAAGTGAACTTATGTCCTTTAGATTTTATTTTTTCACAATTTTCAATAATATTGTCCCAACTACTGCGCCATCTAATATAATCGTTTACAATTCCAAAAGCATCCACACTTACACTAAAATGCAATTGAGTAAAATGATCTCCCAACTCCCAAAAAGCATCACTAATAAAGTTTGCATTAGTATTAATAGTAAGTAAAAAGTCCGTATTACCAGCATCTATACAATTGCGCATAAAACTGTACGTTTCTTTCATTACCGTTGGTTCACCACCAGTCAAATAAACAGTATGTTTGGGTGTTAAACTTGGTATGTTGATAGTATTAATAATATCACTATATTTGTAACTGTCTTTCCAAACTTGGTAGTCATTGTACAATTCTGGATTCTGATTAAATTCTCTTTTCAGCAAATGGCTAAATTGAGGCTTGCACATGCGGCACATCAAATTACACTTATTACTGCTGCGTATTTCATAATAGTATGGATTGTCAATTTTATCTAAATCACTAATTGACTTAATTCCTAATTCTGCAATATAATCCATACTATCATGAACTCTATAACTATCCATTCCCTTATCTTCATACTCGTAACAGTTACTACAGGTTTCAGGTATACGTTTACCTTTCAACATTTTCTGTCTAAGATCAACATATCCTGGATCTGTTTGCCAGTTATCTAGTGATCCTATATCATTCATCTTTACATTGCTTCTTGCACACAGTTTCCCTTTATACCCATCATCGTTATAAACAATCCAAGGATATATACAAAAACTTTTATTTGTTTTAAAGAATTGCATCCAGTCATTGTACACTTTAACATTATGGTTGTCTTTGTATTTTACGCTTAACCCCCAGAAGTTACTATTACGTTCAAATTCCTGAAACATTTTTAATGTAGATAGAAGTATTTTTTGACTAGTCCACTCTTCCATTGGTTGATCCAATAGTATTACTTCATCAAAATTTTTCGCTGTATCTATTAGATAACCACTTGAAGCATCGGCAAGACTTGAATGATAAAATCCAGATTCAGCTGAGTCAGCACCTTCTTCCAACAACCCAAGATTTCTACTGCCAGACCGCCTTGCAAGATTTTCCGTTCTTATATTAGTATCTTCAGTGTTATTCCCTATCACTAAAACTTTTTTATTCACTTTTTAACCCCGCTAATATATCTTTAAGAGTGATCACTTTACCTAACCATGGTTGTACGCAAAATGTTGGTTCGATATCATTCATATGCTGCTAACCTTGCAAGACTGTGTCGCCAATCTGTATTCCTGCGCAAACTTAGTGCGTCAAGATATCTGCTCCATTGGTTGTTAGGTTTAGTATTTTTAAGAGCTTCAACCAGACTACTGTAAAAACTGTATTTTTTTACTGTTTTAAACTGATCCATTGCATGTTGCACTAGTTCATCGCTTGCATGTGTTAACGCCAACAACTCTCCGCCATATGCTATCGGGTCGGCAAGTTGAAAATTAAAACTACTAGAATCGCCTAACCAGTTAGTTGCTAGATATTTTTCATACCAATTAAGTGTGTCATCCAAGTATAGTAAATTGTGTATTCCGCATGTGTAAGTTATTGCAAACATTAAATGTGGAATCTGTTCTCGAATTTTAATAATGTTTTCGCTAACTTGTTTCCAATCAGCGGGCCAGCGTATAAATTCAAATGCTTTATCAACTGCATCTATGCTAAAATATAATTGTACATTTCGGCACTGACTCCAAATGTCTATAATTTCATCGTCGGGATATTGCGTTCCGTTTGTATTATATGCTACATCAACTTTACTTAGATCTGTTACTTGTTTTAAAATATTTTTATGATCATTACTAAGAAAAGGTTCGCCACCATTAAAATAGATTTTTCGAATATTTGTTAAGTCTGCATTGTTGACTAAAGAATTTTTATGCGTTTTGAATTTTTTTGTGTTGTCTGGAAATTTATGATATTGATTCTCTTGTACCCACTTACTACTATAAACAGGGCCACAACTAATGCATGCTAGATTACACACATTCTGTGTATTGTAGGCTAAAGTGACAATTCCTTGTTGATCGGTTATGTTTCTATCTTTATACCAATCAATAACTCCATGGCGTCTACTGTATCCGCCTCTATCTTCAACACGCCAACAATTTTTACAACTGTCATAGTTTTTTCTTATTTCTTGTAGTTCCGGATCATAATGATCTATAGTTTCAACTGGGCCAGTTAATTTGCTTATGCAACACATACCCAATCGAACACTAGTATCAGTTATTTTTTCAACATACAGTCCATGATTTATGTCTGGGCATTTACTCACTTTTTAATCCCGCTAACATGTCTTTAAGTTTGCTGCTCTGCACACTAGCAGTTGGCGTACTAACATTGTCACTTGCTTCTACAACTCCGTTGCTCTTAATACGATTCATAATATTACTGCCTGTGGTTTGTTGAGGTGCATCTTCGTCTTCTCCTAAGTCTGTAATACGCAGACTTTCCAAGTTAAAGCCTAGATCAATCTTCTGACCAACGCCACTACTACTTCTAGTTTTCATTAACTGTATCTGATAGCGTCCACGCTCACGCATGGCGCGACTTGTAAAGATACCAAACACATTATCCGCTGTGTTAATCTTACTTAGTCCGCCTGAGATATGACTGTGATCGAATTCAATTTCGTCCACTGCACCTCTGTTCAGCTGACTTGCTGTTACAAACACACAGTTAAGTTCTTTAGCCAAGTTACGCAGTTCTTCACTAACATACTTGTCCTTAACAAACAAATCACTTGGGCTTACTTTAGCACTTACTGGCATAAGCAAATCCAAGTAGTCAATAAGCAAGAAGTCCACACGCCAGCCATTTTTAATCTGCAGTTCTTTTAGGTATGCACGGATATCATTTACATTGCTTTGTGCTGGCATGTATTTGATCTGCAAGTTACCTGCTTTCTTGCCCACCATCTTAACTTTCATCTCAACAGTATCCAAGTCTTTGAACACTTCTTTAGTACTTACGTTAGTGAGCATACTGTCAATACGCATAGCACTGAGTCCTTCACTAAGTTCCAAACTCAAATACACACCATTTAGTCCTTGTGTTACCCAGTTGACTGCTAGGTTCTGCATAAACAAACTCTTACCTGATCCTGATCCACCTGCAAAAATATTGAGTTCACCTTTGTTCATGCCGCCAAACAGTTTACGATCCATAGCGGGCCAGCCTGTGCTGATCTGTCCGTTATTGTCCTTGAGAGCCATAAGTCTTGCTCTGGGATCTTCAAAGTAGTTTGTGCCCATGTCTTT